TGCCCGAAGCCATCCAGCCCCTGCTCATGACCGCCCCGGTCGCCGCACACGCAACTACCGCCTGAATCAAGGAGAACAAACCATGGCCATTTTTGCGCAAACCTTCGATGCCAACTCGGTTGAACCCAGCAACTTCGATGTCTTTCCTGCCGGCAAGTACCTCGCGCAGATCGTCGCGAGCGAGATGCGCCCGACCAAGGACGGTCGCGGCCAGTACCTGTTCCTGGAGCTCGACATCCTCGAAGGCCCGTTCGCCGGTCGCAAGCTCTTTGACCGCCTGAACCTCGTCAACGACAACCCCGACACCGTGGACATCGCCACCCGCACGCTGTCGTCCATCTGCCGCGCCACCGGCCAGATGCAGGTCAAGGACTCCGAGCAGCTGCACCTGATTCCGCTGATCGCCGATGTGCGGGTACGCCCGCCCAAGGGCCAGTACGGCGAGTCGAACTCAATCCGCTACCTGCCGAGGAATGCGGCGGCGGCACCGACACCGGCCACCCGTACCCCGGCTGGCTATGCTGCACCCGCGTCGGCCCCGGCTACCACTGCGACGCCGCAACCGGCTCGGCCTGCCGCTCCCGCTGCACCGGCCGCCGGTGGCTTGCCCTGGCAGCGCCAGCCTTGAGGAGACGACTGCCATGACCGAACTGCATTCCCCATCGGCCACGGCAGCGCTGCCCGACACCCCCGAAGGGTGCCGGGCACGGCTGGCCACCCTGCACAGCGAGATCGCCGCGATCCGCGTGCAGATTGCCACCACCGACCTGCGCCGCCAGGCCCACAAGCAGGCGCTCGACGCCGAATGGTTCCACCGTGCCAAGACCGCGCTGCGTCTCAAAAAGGAGGAGGCCGCGCGGCTGTCGGCCCGCCTGATCGAACTGACCCCCAAAGCTAAATCACCCCGCGAGCGTTTCAAGGACGCCCTGATCGAGGCCATGCGCGCCGAGTGTGATGACGCACGCTGGAATGCGCTGCTCGCGCGTGCCCGTCTGCTGCACGACCACCAGGAGGTGAGCCATGGCTGAACTGCCCACCCTGAGCAGCCCCACTCGGGACGCGATCTTCGCGGCCTACGAAGCGCAGGCCAGCAGCGGCTTTCGTGCGCACCTCGGGGCCTCCTTGATCGGCAAGGACTGCGAGCGCGCCCTGTGGTTCGACTTTCGCTGGACCACGGTGCACCGCCATCCCGGGCGCCTCTTGCGCCTGTTTGAAACCGGCCAACTGGAAGAAACCCGGTTGGTGCGGAACCTGCGCAGCATCGGTGCCACGGTGCTGGAGGTCGACCCCGAAACCGGTCGCCAAATCCGCGTGCAAGCCCATGGCGGCCACTTTGGTGGTTCGCTCGACGGCATCGCGCTGGGTCTGCCGGAAGCACCCAAGACCTGGCATGTGCTGGAGTTCAAGACCCACTCGGTCAAGAGCTTCAACGACCTGGCTGCCAAGGGCGTGCGCGGCTCCAAACCGCAGCACTTTGCCCAGATGCAGACCTATATGCACCTGACCGGTCTGACCCGGGCGATGTACCTGGCGGTGTGCAAGGACACCGACGAGCTCTATGTGGAGCGCATCGAGCACGATGCCCCCTACGCCCAGGGGCTACTCGACAAGGCGCAGCGGGTGATCTTTGCCATGCTGCCACCAGAGCGCATCAGCTTTGATCCGGCCTGGTACCAGTGCCGGCTGTGTGATCACGCGCCGGTGTGCCATGGGCAGACGGCCGCGCAGGTGAACTGCCGCACCTGCCTGCATTCCACCCCGGTCGACGGCGGCTGGCACTGCACCTTGCACCAGCGCGCCTTGAGCGAGGCGGACCAGCGCGCGGGCTGCGCGCAGCACCTCTATCTGCCGGCGCTGGTGCCGGGCGAGCAGATCGATGCGGGCGACGGCTGGGTGGAATACCTGTTTGGCGAGGGGCTGCGCTGGCGCGATACGGGCTTTGACAAGGCGGGCAGCGCTGGCTCGGTCGTGGAGGGCGCGTCATGCAACTGACCCTGCGTAACTACCAATCGGCTGCCATCCAGGGCATCTACGCCTACTTTGAGGGCCATGCCGGAAATCCATTGATCTGCATCCCTACCGCTGGGGGCAAATCCCTGGTCATGGCGAGCTTCGTCGAAGGTGTGCTCAAGGCCTGGCCCGATCAGCGCATCTTGATCGTGACCCATGTGCGCGAGCTCATCGAGCAGAACCATGCTGAGTTGAAACGCCTGTGGCCCGAGGCCCCGGCTGGCATCTACTCGGCGGGCTTGAAGCAGCGCGATATTGCCGCGCGCATCCTCTTTGCCGGCATCCAGTCCATCCACCGCAAGCTGCGGGAAGTGGGCCACTGCGACCTGGTGTTGATCGACGAGGCGCACCTGATCCCGCGTGCGTCCAACACCATGTACCGGCGTTTTCTGGATGGTCTGAAACGCCAGAACCCGCTCTTGAAGGTGATTGGCTTCACCGCCACGCCGTACCGGCTGGACTCCGGCCGCCTGCACGAGGGCAAGGATGCGATCTTCACCGACATCGCCTTCGAGGTCTCGGTGCGCGAGTTGATCGACGCGGGCCATCTGGCACCGCTGGTCTCCAAGCGCATGGCGACCCAACTCGATGTCAGTGGGGTGGGCACCCGCGCGGGGGAGTTCATTGCCAAAGATCTGGAAGCCGCCATCGACCAGGATGCCATCACGGCCTCGGCGGTCGAGGAGATTCTGGCCTACGGGCACGAGCGTAAAAGCTGGCTGGTGTTCTGCGCCGGGGTCGATCACGCCTTCCATGTGCGCGATGCTTTGCGTGCCAAAGGGATCGCGTGCTCGACCATCGTCGGCGACACGCCCAGCGAAGAGCGCGAAGCGCTGATCCAGGCCTTCAAGGCTGGGCAGATCCGGTGCCTGACCAACGCCAATGTGCTGACCACCGGCTTCAACGCGCCCGGTGTGGACCTGATTGCCATGCTGCGGCCCACCCAGTCGGCGGGCTTGTATGTGCAGATCGTCGGGCGCGGCTGCCGCCTGGCTCCGGGCAAGAGTAACTGCCTGGTGCTGGATTTCGCCGGCAACATCGCCCGCCATGGCCCCATCGATGCCATCCGCCCCAAACGCCCGGGCAAGGGCGAAGGCGAAGCGCCCGTGAAAGACTGCCCGGCCTGCCAGAGCATCGTGCACGCATCGGTGCGCACCTGCCCGGACTGCGGCCATGTGTTTCCGCCCCCGGCGCCCAAGCTCGAAGCCAAGGCCAGCACGCTCGATGTGGTGAGCAGCCCCAAGCCCCAGTGGATCGAGGTCAGCCGGGTGAGCTACGCCCGGCACGACAAACCCGGCAAGCCGCCGTCCTTGCGGGTGGATTACTGGAGCGGGCTGACTCACCACAGCGAGTGGGTGTGTATCGAGCATCCGGGCTATGCACGCCGCAAGGCAGCGGCCTGGTGGGGACTGCGAGCGCCGGGTGTGCCGATGCCGGACAAGGTGGAGGACGCCTTACAGCTGACCAGTCGATTGCGTTGTCCATCGCAGATCGCCGTGCGCGCCCAAGGCCGCTACACCCAAGTCGTCGGGGTGCGCTTTGTCCAGGGAGGTGCATCGTGATCGATCCCAATCCACACGAGCTCAATGCGCTGGCCGCCGCCAGTGCCGAGGGTGGTGCCTACATCGAGTCGCTGGCCAAGACAGACCTGACCCGGTTCACCACGCAGGAGTGGGCCACCTTGGTTGAGGTGGTCGTCAGCGCCTACCTGGATAGCCTGCACCGCGCCTATGGCGAGGACCCACCGTTTTAGAGGACTGAGCATGACGACACCGAACTACATGGCGCAGCTGGGCGCGACCCTGGTGGATCGGGGTTTCCCGATCCTGCCCATCCAGCCGCGCAGCAAAAAACCGGGCATGTATCGCCAGGGCGCCTGGCACGACTATCCCAAGTGGAGCCGCCACTGCGAGCGCGCCACCACCGAGAACGAGGTCGACATCTGGGGTGACTGGCCCGAGTCGGGCATCGGCATTGCCGCGGGCCGGGTGATCGGCATCGACATCGATGTGCTCGATGCCGGCGTCAGCGCGCAGATCGAGGGCCTGGCCAAGCGGCTCTTGGGCGACACGCCAGCGGTGCGCATTGGCCGCGCGCCGAAACGCTTGCTGGTCTATCGTGCGGCGCAGCCCTTTGCCGGCTTCAAGTACCCGCCCATCGAAGTGCTGGGCCAGGGCCAGCAGTTCATCGCCTACGGCATCCACCCAGATACTGGGCAGGCCTATGACTGGCCGGTGGAGAGTCTGGTCGATCTGAACGTGAGCGACCTGCCGGCGATCACCGAGGCGCAGGCCCGTGAGTTTGCCCAGGAAGCCTACGTGCTGATCCCGGCCGCCTTGCGCCCCAAGAGTCTGAGCGTCGGGCGGCAGGCTGTGGGCTCGGTCAAGGCCGGCGAGTGTGCCAACCTGCCCGAGCAGCGCGGCACCTTCGCGGCGGTCGAGGATGCGCTCGCCTACATCATCAATGCGGATCTCGACTACGACAGCTGGGTGCGCATCGGCATGGCGATCAAGGGGGCGCTGGGGGACGCAGGGTGGCCGCTGTTTGAGCGCTGGTCGGCGAGCTCACAGAAGTTCGAGCCCAAGACCACCGCCCAGGCCTGGCGCAGCTTTGCGCCGCAGCGCATCGGCGCCGGCACGCTTTACAAGCTGGCGCTGGACAACGGCTGGCATCCGGCGGCCGATCTGCAGCTCAACGGCGAGGTCGTCAGCGAGGGGGTGCATCCGGCCCGAGCCTTGCTGGAGGCCCTGCAGTCACCGGCGCCGACGGGATCAGCATCTGCCGCGAATGCAGGGAGTGTGCTGCCGCCTCCGAAGCCCTTACCCTCGGGCTGGGACCAGGTGGGGGGCGTGATTGGCGACATGATGGCCTTGATGGCGGCAACGGCCAAACGCCCACAGCCCGTGCTGGCGCTGGGGGCGAGCCTGTGTGCCGTGGGGGCGCTGATGGGGCGCAAGTACCGCACCGAGAGCAACATCCGCTCGAACCTGTATGTGGTGGGCATTGCCGAGAGCGGTGCCGGCAAGAACCACAGTCGGGTGGTGATCAACGAACTGTTTCGCCGCGCCAACCTGCTGCAGTACCTGGGCGGCAACAAGATCGCCTCAGGCTCGGGGCTCTTGACCGCCATCCAGCGCCAGCCGGCCATTCTGTTTCAGCTGGACGAGTTCGGGATGTTTCTCTCGGCCGCAGCCGACCGCAAACGCTCGCCGCGCTATGTGTG